GCAGGAGCGTTAAAGCTCTCCAAAAAGATTAAGGGAATAAAATGATAATCAGGATCCTGGGGATTACTATTGTCCAGGATAGCAAATCTCATATCATCTACTTCTTCAGGCAAATGATCAAGATCATAAAATGTATTGTCTAGTGTTAGAATTCGCATGTGTTAATAATACAGTGTTTGTGTCACAAAGTCAACCTTTAGCTGATCTTCATCCAATCCAGCTTCTCTGCTGAGAATGGATAGTTGGCTTCTTTATAGAACTGTTTGCGTTTGGTCAAATGGCGTTTGGCAAACTTGCATGTGCTGGTTATGTCCCAGATCTGCACATGATCTTTGTCTTCGGCTTTGCGAATGCCACGTCCGATTGATTGTATCACACGCACAAAACTCTTGCCCGGTTCAATCAACACAAGATTAAAGATTCGCGGTATGTTGATGCCCACAGCAGCCACACCATAAGTGGCCACAATGATCTTGTCTGTGGCATCTGCCACTTCATCATATTCTTCTTGTCTCTTTGTGCCCTTTGTTGCCCCAGACACAAACACAGCTTTTTCTCCCAGGCGTGCTACCAGTTGTCTACCACACTCTGTGCGGTCAACCAACACCAGGGTGTTGCCTGTTTCGTTTACTCGGCGCACCAGGTCTGCCATGGTGTCTAATCTACCCGACTCTTCCAGCAGGTATTTTAGTTCACTTTGATAGTTGCTGTATTCCACATGGTCTATCAGTTGCACAATGTTCACGTGGCACTGTGCCAGCACTCCACGATCTTGTAGTTCGCTGGCACTGAGCTTGCTGATAACAGGGCCCAGGCTTACCAGCAGACTTTGGCTTTCAAACTTTTCTTTGGGCACAGTTCCTGTCAGTCCCCATCGAATTGGCACTCTAGCCATGACACCTGTAAGCAAGGTCTTCAAGGCATCTGCCTTGGCCATGTGTACTTCGTCCACAATCACACAAACCACACCTTCAATAAAGTCCTGAATGTCCACTTCAGCTTCACCTGACTTGGTCTTCTTCATCATGTTGTTTAGACTTTGCCATGTGCATATGGTGTGTGTTCGATCATAGTCTTTTTGATCACCAAAGTACACACCCACATCCAGGCCCAGATTGACATAGTCTTTTTCTGTTTGTGTTACCAAGCTCTTGTTGGGCACAATAATGATACTGCGACCATATGCTTCCACACTCCGGCTCAAAGCAGCAGTCATCAAGGTCTTGCCTGCACCTGTGGCCACTTCTTGTATGCACTGCGGATTCTGCAGGTAGTTGTTCACAATCTCCACTTGATAGTCACGCAGCATTATAGGCTGTCCCACAGCAGGATGCCCTACAGGCCAAGTCTTGTGTGCAAATGAATCCTCTGTGACCTGCACAAAATCAAACACCGTGGAATAATCACGCTGATCATCTAGTTCAATGTCATAATCGTATTGTTCTAGAATGGGAATGATCTCAGGCAGTAAATTGATATAACTAGATCCGCCCAGTTGAAAATAAGCCACCTTGCCATCCCACCTGCCCAGTCTCACTGCGGGCTGATATTTTGCTCCGGGAATTTCATATTTGAATGTGTTGACCAGTTTTTTTCTACAGTCAATGTCCAGGCCTTCAATCTTGATATTGACTTCGTCTCGGATGATTATTGTTGCTTGTTTCATTGTATAGTAACTTGTTGCACATGTTGTCTTTGTGCAATCTTTTGTAGTAAATCTTTTTTGTTGCCACTGTACTCTAGATCAGCTACAGGAAAACGCAGCGGCTGCGCTTTTATATTATACACATTTTTTATGCCGTGTGCAAGAAAAAAGTCTTGGTGCTGACGAATATACGTGTCAACGTTGGCGTATTTGTTGAGCAAATTCTGATTGCCAAATTGAACATTAAAATCAGCGCTGTAATGATCAAACGGTTTGAATGCTTCGTCAGCAATGTACTTATCATTGTCATGTGCTAGATCTTCCGCAGTTTTACCAATCTCACAGTAGTTCAAATATACTGTGCCAAATGTGATTTCAGAGGTGCCGTATTCTTGTTGTAATTCGGTACTTAGTGTTTGAGTCTTGGGCATGCCAAACCAGGTACATACCAGTCGAGGATTGCCCGGAGCCAATGCTGTTTCGCATCTGTGAACTGCTATGTTTAATTCTGCCAGTGCCTGCCGGACCGGTAAAGGCGCGGTGTTCCAGTACAGTGTATTTTGTTGATCCAATAGTCCGTGATATGTTTCAAATATACTGTGCAGATAGTTCAAACAATCCTGTGTGTATTCAAATGGCCTCGTGATGATTGGCAAATGAGAATTGATTGTTGTGATGCATTGTTGAATTATATCAACTGCTCGCGCTTGTTCTTGCTCCAGGGTGTCAAATCCGTAAAATCTTTTGGGATGGTCCAGACAATAATCTCCACGGCTTTGCATTCTGTCAACCCACAATCGGGCCACGGGAGTGTTGCGAATTCGAAATTGCAGAGTCAACGGATCAGACTGTCCTAGCACAATAACAAGATGTTTCATAGTGCTAGTATATACTTGTTGTTGCAAGATGTCAAAAAAACAGGTACCGTTTTAAGGGTACCTGCCAAAAGCCTGAGCCGGAGCCAACCAGCGCCCAGGATTATTTGTTGATTTCTTTCACAGTAAAGCCTGCTTCACGCTGTTCGTCTGCTTCGTATAGTGTATCCACAGCGTACAAGAACAAATCACCATCCCAAATTTCATACATATTAAGCCACCTTCATGCAAGTTGTTTCTGCCAGACGTTTCCAGTTCAGCATGCTCATCTTGCGCAGGTCTGCAATTTTGATTGCCATACGCAGACTCATTTCACGCAGACGATTCTGGTTAGCGTCCATGAACGCAATGATCTCGTCCTGAACTTCGGGCTCAAAGTCGTAGTCTGCAAACAATACACCGTCTTTGGCAATTTGCTTGATACGCAGAATCTTGTCATGCATGGTGTCCAGAGTCAAGTCCAAGTAATGGCAGCGACTTTGCAGTGCATCCAAATGGTCCCGCAGTTTCTGCGATTTCATTTTGTCAAACTTCAAGTTTGTGATAAAGATAGCACTGCCTTTGAATTCAAAACTGTCTGGGATGCCTTCGCGGCGCAGACTGCTGGATTCACTCAACCATGAAATTTTACGCTTCTTGCCTGAGTCTAATGCACCCTTCAGCAAGTTCAAGCTCACGTCATCCAGCAAGATGCTGTCGCAGTCGTCAAACACAACCACACAATTTTCATCTGAATACTTGTACAGAGTCTGGTACAGGCCAATGGGAGTGGCAGCACCTTTCACAACTTCTGCTCGCAGTCGCTTGCCTGCCAGCTTGTCAAACATGGTGGCCTTTTCGATCTCTTGCTCCACGCCAAAGCTCTTGCCCACGCCTGGGGGACCCGATACAATCATGGCGCGAATGTCGCCTGTGACTGCTGCCTTGGTCATTTCGTGCAGGATGTCAAAACGCTCACGAATGCGCTCAATTGCTTGTTCTTCTGTTTCTGCCGGAGCAGCCACTGCCTTGGCGGCGTTGGTAGTTGTGTCTGTCATGCCGTTAGTATACTCAATATCAGAAATGTTGTCAACACGGATACGGATCGTATCTGGGCAATTGGGAAAATTGCCGTCATTTTTAACAGTCACAAAGTTGCCTTTGGCACCGGACTGAAAGCCCGACACAAGACTAAACACTTGATCAGTTACAGAATGTTTACGATACTCTCCGCGAACGATACGAATTGCACTCATGGTTGGCTCCTTTGGTGTGCGTTGTTTAAGTATTAATTATAGCAGAATGGCAATTAATTGTCAAGCAAACAATTCGCCGTACATTTCTTCGTACACTGCATCAAAATCTTCGCGGATCCACTCAATGGTGTATCCACGCTGGGCATAGTCATCGGCCATGACCTGCAGATAGTGCAGAGCCTGTGTGGCGCTCATATCGCGGTCAGCCATCAGACTCAGATTGCTACAATGTGCAAAATTATTGCTGTCTCTGTGGGCACTGACTTGGACAAATTGCTTGATCATTTGCTGGCTCCTGTTTGCTGTTTATGTGTATATTATAGCATTTTGGTGATTATTGGTCAACCGTTTGGGTGTTGCTTTTTTGCAACACAAAAGTATTACACCTTGCTCAAAACAGTCATTAATTGTGCATGGATCATGTCCATTTCCGCCTGCTCTACATAGAAGTCTGTAGTAGGATCGTAGTATTGGCCTTCTTTGTTGTCATAATACAACACTCTGCCTGAGAAGTTGAATGGACCTTCCAGGCCCTTGCGTGGACTGTACCGGGTGCGCATCTGATCCATTTCTGTCTTGTCTGCCAATACCTTGTAGCCCATGCTAGACTCCTTGTTGCTGTTTAAGTGTTAATTATAACAGAATGGGAATTAATGGTCAATCCCAGCTTTTTTTCTCGCCGCTGTTCTCGTTGTAGTTGTAGCCCGCACCGTATTCAGCGATCTCTTGTGCTGTCATTTCGTTGCTTTCAACACGAGCACCTGAATCACCGCCTACGCCACCTTTATGTGGATTACGGATGCGACCGTAGTAGCTGTCTGCTGAGCCGCGATCAAATGGGCAACCGTGTGTGACGGTGTATGAACGCCCGTTATGCTCTACCTGGTGTGCTTGGTCTATCATTCCTGCTCCTTGCTGTCTATGAGTGTATTATAGCAGAATGGGAAATAATGGTCAACCTAGTGCCAAAGTGCAGCGATGGTGGGGTCTGTGACTTGATGTGGATTGGGACTGCCGTGGAACACAACCACAGCAGTGTCAGGGGCAATTGTAACCCCTGTGCCTGGCTTGTGATATCTACGGTATTTGAAATCGTAGCCGCCATCCAGACATTGCCAACGATAGCTTTGAAAATACTTGGTGTCAAAAAATCGCCGCTGACTTGGATCTATGTTTTTGGTTATATAGTCTTGATCGCCCTGGCATCCTTGTCGAGCAACATCTATACCTTGATCAGAGAATCGTTGCCACAACCAAGCAAACTGATCAGTATTGAACCACATCACGCTGGAATTGATTATGCTCACGGACTGTTGAAGGTATTTGAAATCTTTAATTCCCCAAAACAATGAGGAATCCAAATGTGTGATCCAGGTTAGATCATTGACAACAACACAATCCAAATCAAAATACAACATGTTTCCCCGGAACAGTGCAGGATTAAACAACTGCATTTTGTACCACCAACTTCGTTTGGGACCAGCAATGCCTGGCCATTCTGTCAGCACATGTTTGATCATGTGTGGCGGAACTGGTCTGTCAGCTTCGGTGTACACATGCATGCGTATGCCTCCGGGCAAGTACCTGGTCAACATGCTGTGGAGTTTTTCCACATATTGCCAGTCATAACCAGTGCTGTGTATCACACAAGCACAGTCGGTTACGCCGTCAGGGCTGGTTCTATTCTTTTTAGCCATAGTCCCTTTTGTAATTCTTCCACAGTGTATTCAGTATGACATATCTCTATTAGCCATTGATCTCGATCAATCAAGTAGGGTTGATCAATCTGTGCTATTGAGTGAGCAACTGGATGTGCCAGGCTGGTAGCGTCTACTATGGGCCTTGTGCCTGAAATAGTTGCCTGAATTCCTGGCCCTGAGTTGTAATTGACCACAGCATGATAATCAAAGTGCATGTCAAAACTGTCGTAGGTGTTGTTCAGTCTTACAGGGCGCACAGGTACTATGTCAGGCGGCAATCGATTCCATTGCACCGCAGACCTAGGATGCGCTCGCACATGAATAGGTCTGTCAGTGTACTTGCGCAGTTGACCAATAACATCGGAGATCCAGGCTTCTTGGTCCACACCGTCAAGCTGATGACTGCGATTGTGCTGGGTTGCTACTAGCACAGCAGGGTTTGTGCTGGTATTGACAGCTATGCTGATGCCTAGTTTTCTTGGACGGTCTGGATCAAGCCTAGTCTTGTGTCCGTAGTAGCCCTGAGACGTGATATGATTGACTGCCAGTTTCCAAGTGCGGCCACGATATAGCGCACCAATTTCGATCACTATCACAGGCTTGCCCTGCGCACGATAGTGCTCGTACACCTGTTGATTTGCAGCCATGCGACCATGCCACAGCACACTCCATATGACCACTGCATCTGAATTCAAGGAGTTTTCTTGTGTTTGTATTCCACTGGCCTGCAGGCTATCTAGCACTGCACTCATGACAGGTCCTGAGTTTTGGGCACACTGCGCCGGAAAATATGCTATGTTTTTTATCACTGTAAATACACTTATGAGATATAGTGTATGTACCACTTTTAATGCTGAAGGCTACAAGAAATACGGACAGCGTATGATGCAGACGTTTTTGCAGGCCTGGCCTGCCGAAGTAGACCTGATTGTGTATGCTGAAAACTGTACTATAACTGAATCTGCACCCAATTTGACAGTGTACGATCTTGTGACAGCAAGTCCCGAACTGGTAGCGTTCAAAACTCGGTGGCAAAATGTACCCAAAGCCAATGGCAATGTCAGTACTGATCCGGTTCGAGCACGCCGCAAGGATTCAGGCAAAGGATTCAAATGGGACGCTGTTCGTTTTGCTCACAAGGTCTATAGTATTTTCCATTGTGCAAAAAACACACCCGGTGATTGGCTGCTCTGGATGGATGCAGATACTGTGTGCCATAGTCCTATTACTATCAAGGACCTTGACAGACTGTGTCCCGAGACTCGGGATCTTTGTTTTCTGGGTCGTAGACACAAATACACCGAATGTGGCCTGTATGCCATGCGGTTGAACAGTGTTGCTACTCAGGTGTTTTTGCAAAAATTTCAAACAGCATATGATGACGCAGAGACTGGTATCTTTGCTCTGGCAGAATGGCACGACAGTTTTGTGTTTGATCATGTGAGAACACAATGCGCCTTGAAGGAACTGGACTGGAGCAGTCATTTAATCACTGGCGAAGGTCATCCCTTGATCAATTCAGACTGGGGCGCATATCTAGATCATCTCAAAGGTGATAGAAAAGATCTGGGGCGCAGCAAAAGAGCAGATCTAAAAGTTTCGCGCACAGAAGCGTACTGGCAATGAGCTGGATATTTCTAAACAAAAACAACAGTGACGAGTATATTGAAATGTTTGCTCGCGGGTCTGGCACGGTGCCCACTTGCTTAGAAACATGGCGTTACGAAGATAGCACAGACCCACTGGTGCTACGTGGCATCATGAAACACAAGATTATCAAGCGCTGCTGGCAAGACACTCGTGATTTTTATTACATGGACACTGGATACCTGGGCAACAGACCCAGTCCAGACAATCCCCACGGCTGGAAACATTGGCATAGAGTTGTGCCCAACAACTTGCAACATGATGTTGTGATCCCAAGGCCAGCAGATCGTTGGCAGCGCCTGGGCACAAAAATGCGTCCTGAACAACGGCACAGTCGTAACATCTTGCTGGTTGCGCCCGACGAAAAGCCTTGCAGTTTTTACGGTATCACACTGGATGAATGGATGCAAACAACTATTGATACACTGAAACAACACACGGATCGTCCTATCCTGGTGCGAGAACGTCCAGCATCTCGCTGGGATCGCAAGACACAGCGAGCCGAAGACTGGTTGCTGGATGTACATGCTGTGGTCACGTTCAACAGTTCTGCTGCAACAGAATGTATCTTGGCTGGTGTGCCTGTGTTTGTCACTGCGCCTGCCAATGCTGCGCGGCCTGTGAGCAATCTAGATCTAGGCAAAATAGAAACACCGTGGTTTCCCACTGATGACGAACGTCATGCCTGGGCTTGCCATTTGGCGTATGGACAGTTCCATACCACAGAACTGGCCAACGGCACCGCGGCCGCAATACTCAAGGAGACTCAAAATGCGTGAACACTATGGATGGCAATTTCCCGACTTCGAAACACACCTGCCACGGATGTTGAAGAAAAGTGTAGACAAAGGTCTGCCAGCTGAATATCAAATTGCTGTGCGACATCGCAGCATTGAATTATGCACCAAACGGGATCTGGCCCTGGACATTGGTGCCAACGTGGGTTTATGGAGTCGTGATCTTGTGAAAAATTTTGGACGTGTGATTGCGTTTGAACCTGTTGCTGTGTTTAGAGAATGTCTGGAACGCAATGTGACAGGAGCAAACTTTGAAATTTGTCCCATTGCACTGGGTGATCAGGACACTATTGGAACCATGATCATTACCGAAGACAATTCGGGTCATAGTCATCTTGACCCTAACACCATGGGAACTGGCAACGTGCAAGTGGTTAGACTTGACAATCTAAACCTGCATGACATAGACTATATCAAAATTGACTGCGAAGGCTATGAGTATCGAATACTGCAAGGGGCAGAACAAACCATTCGACGTTGCAGACCTGTTGTGGTAATAGAACAAAAACCACATGATGCCTACAGCAAACAATACGGCCAATTTGCGGCTGTGGGATTGTTGCAAGAATGGGGCATGGCCAAGCTGGATCAAGTTAGAGATGATTGGATCATGGGATGGCAATAACTGCCCAGGATCTAGTAGAAATCAAAGAAGGATGGTATTGGCCAAAAGATGATACCAATACCTGGAGATTTCTATTAGAAAATTTTGATTTGCCTGATAAAATATCCAGGTATGTTGATAACAAACAAGTTATAGTGCAAGCTGGTGGCAATTGCGGCATGTATCCAAAACAATATTCAAGAATTTTTGATACTGTTTATACTTTTGAACCAGACTGGTTAAATTTTTATTGTTTAGCAATGAACTGCCCTGAAGAAAATATTGTTAAATCGCAAGGTTGCCTCGGGGCCGAACCTGGATTAGTGAACCTTCATATCAAATCCAAGAGTAGAGGAAAAAGTTTTATCAACGGTGACGGATGCTATCCAATTTATCTAATAGATAATTTAGGATTAACAGCATGTGATCTCATACATTTGGACATAGAAGGTTATGAATATTTTGCTCTTAGCGGTGCTGTGTGTACTATTAAGAAATTCAAACCAGTGATAGCCATTGAGATGTGGGATCCGCCTCCAAAAAAATATCTGAATAGATTTGGAGACAACATCAATCAAAAAACCAAAGACCTACTAGCATCCTTGGGGTACACGCATGTTGATACAGTAAATGAATCTGATTGGATATACACATGCGAACAAAAATAATAGTGTTACAAAATAATGATCTGTCTCAAACAGTGGCACAGGATTGCATAGAACAGGCTAGAAAATTTGGAATCCATGCCGAAATATTTGACGCTATAAACGGACTTGATGCTGTTGGACATTTAGAATCTCTTGGCATAAAACCCCTTGGTAAATTTAAAAAAGGAAGAGTTGGAATAGTTGGGTGTTTGCTAAGTCATTATTACTTGTGGCTTGATTGTATCAAAGACAATGTTCCGTATCTTGTGCTAGAGCATGATGGATATTTTATCAAGCCACTACCAGACAATATTTTAGACTTGTTTGATGATGTTATTAAATTAGATTCCGGAAACCCTTATAGCAATTCTTATGAATCCTGGTTGGCCATGGTTTTCTTCCAACTGACTGGCTGATAGGAACAAAAATTGTCTCTGTGGCACACCACCTGCCCACTATTGCAAGATTACACCCTCTGTACGCAATAGACGGTAATATTAAAACACTGTCCACCACAATGAATTTGGAGAAATAACATGAGTAGTGAACACGAAAAAAGTGCTGAAGATTCTGCGGCTTGGGCCGTTAAATGGACCAAGGATAGATATATTGCCAAACATAGAGCAAGTTTTGAGATAGTAGATGCTTATCTCAATCAACCCATTGGGCGATTGCTGGACATAGGATGTGGCTTTGCGTGGCAAAGCCGCTGGTTCAACGAGAAGTATGGTACAGAACTTTGGCTGCTGGACGGCGACGCTGGTGTCAATGCTACAAAATCTGACACTGCCAGTTACGGTAACTGGAATACTGTTATCACATCATGGCTCAGTTGCGGACATCACTATCCTGTAAAAACCTACATAGAGTTGATGAAAAAACATTCACACAAGAATACCAGAATCATCTTGGACATTAGATGCAAAGGCACAGCAACAAATTTCATTGGCGTAGATGGGTTTGAAGTTGTGAATGTGGTATCCAACGCTGGTGGAAAAAAACGAGCAACTGTGGAAATAAAATTGTTATGAGCCCGTATTACCAAGAGTCAGTTCAGCTGGGCGCAGAGTTCCAAAAAAAAAATCCCAAGAATTGGGCAGGGTACGATGTGGTCAAGTACCAGTATCAAATTAAGAATCTAGTACAAAGATACAATGCTAGAACTCTATTAGATTATGGCTGTGGTAAAGGACTACAATACACTGAGAAATTGCCTTGGGGTATGACCAATGGCGTTGAACTACCACCAGAACAATGGACCACCTTTGATAAATGGCTAGGCGTTGAAGTATACAAATATGATCCGTGTGTGCCAGGATTAGACATTCCCCCATCCGACAACATGAAGTTTGATGGTGTTATTTGTACACAGGTGTTGCAAACTATTCCTGATGCTGACTTACCCTGGGTATCTGAAAAACTGTTGTCACATACAGATAAGTTTTGTTTTGTTAGTTTAAATTTCCAGCAAATTGCAAAAAAGAAAAAGTTTTTTTATGATCCTGAACTATTTAAAGAGCCACGCACACGGGATTTTTTTAAACAGCACTTTGCAGATTGGCCAAAAGAAAAATTATTTTGGTGGTGGAAAGATCGCCTACACTATCCTGAGTGGATGGACGATCAGTTAAATACTACCTGGAACGACGTTCCCACCTCTTGGACTGACAAGTACCAATATGTGGAGGCAATTTACCGATGACCATAATAGATAAAACATATCAAGACCAATTGGAACAATTGCACCAGGATGGTAAATTTGGCAACGGACGTAAAGCCTATAGAATTGTCAAAGATTTCTTGCAAGAACACAATCCCAGTACTGTACTAGATTTTGGCTGTGGACAGGGAGGACTAATTGATGTTATTAGAGACCTGCATCCAGGTATTGTAGCTGCTGGCTACGACCCAGGAAATCCAGTGTTTGCCAAAATGCCTGAACAAACATTTAGTGCTGTTATCAGTACTGATGCACTAGAACATGTTGAGACTACGCACCTGGCAGAAACATTAAAAATCATTGGTAGCAAAATTGAACAGTATGGTTTCTTTAGAATTGCCTGTTACCCTGCAAAGAAAAAGTTGCCCGATGGTCGTAATGCTCACTTGATTGTGGAGTTGCCCACATGGTGGAGACAACAAATACTCTCTCACATGGGAGTGACAATTGTGGCAGAAGAAATTTCTCTTCTTGATAAATCACAAAAATGGAACTGGGTAGTTGGACACGTTTATGACGTTACTGTAAAAAAGGCATGAACTTTTGATAAATGAGACCAGTTTTGCCATCCTGGTCACTCCAGTGTGCTGCTGCTAGATCATGTATCCACTGGTCTGTGGAAAACTGTAGTGGTGTTTCAATGGTGCTCATGTCATGATGTGCTACGGTCCAGGTCACTGCACTGGCATCATCCACCCAGACCGGCACACCTTCAAGCACAGCAGCAACACTGGCACTGCTGTTGAAAAATACTGCTGCATAAGCCGATTGCAAATTTTTTCGCAGCGTTGATTCGAGTGGATTTATTACCCGCACCTGCTGTCTAACATATTCTTTGCTTTGAAACTTGGCAAAATCTGCCATGTCAAACTTGCCAGGATGTGGTCGTATCACAATTTCTCTCGTGGTATACTTTCGTATTTCTTGAATTTTGTTGTCCAACCATGTGACAGGGTCCAGGGTCTTCATACTAAATCCGCCGTCACGTTGCATGCCTATTAGAATATACCCAGCGCGGAATCGAGATGGTTTCATTGTGATACCCAACTGCTGCTGTATCTCTTGCCACTTGGCAGAACTGCTGTTACGGTTGGCATACTCAGCACGATCATAAAACGGACCGTCCAGACTGTATCGAAGATATGTTCCGGTATTGTCTAGATATTTGAAGCAACTGGCATCAATGCACATGGTACGAAATCCATGTCTTTGTTGTTCAGCAATGACTTGTTTTCGTAGTGTAATATTTTTGCCACCTGTGTTTGTTGTGGCCCAGCCCAGAATCACTGCCAGTTTTGCAGGCTGATACTTGTAGTCCCGATCCACAACCACGCTGTGCCCAAGAGCTCGTACACCTTGAGCAAAATTTTCAAGGCATGCTACCTTGCGATCATGCTTGTGTGCATTGGCCACACTGGATGCATAAACAACCACATCAACCATTGTTCAAGATCCGCCATGCTGTGCCATTACGCATTTCTAGTTCAGTAAACTGACAATAGGCCAAATGGCGTGCCCAGGCCTCAACTTCGTCTAGAGTGGGAGTGTATGGATTTTCAATTGCGCTAATGCTGTGACTGCATAACGGTCCAGCTGCGTTTGGGCCCAGTGTAATTGCAGGCTTACCCAACAGCAGAGCTTCTCCAGCTGCAATACTGCTGAACGTGACCAAACAATGTACATCCTGGTCCAGGGCCATTTCCATGGTGTCATCATTGATCCTGGTGCTACGATTTTTTTTGGTACGAACCACAACAGGGCGATCAGTACATGCTCGTATCTCTGCCTGTACGTTTTCCAGCCACTCTTCAAGAACAATATCATAGTTGTTTAGAAGTTTTTGGCTGGGGGGAGCAATCAGGATGTTTGTGCCTCTGCGCATTTTTTTAATTTGCACACCAGTTTTTTCAAATCTGTCGCCAGGTCGTTCCACAATGTCACCAAAATATTGTACATTGTTTTTGGTTATGCGATGAAATATTTTTCTCTTGCCGTTGCCAAAATATCCTGTGTCAATGTAGTAAAAGTCTCTGTTGGCTTGGCGACATGCTTGCATTTGCTTGTGTTTGGTAATGCCACGTAATACCACCGATGTTGTGTTGAATTCTTCTTTGGCCCAGGTGCTGATTTGCCCTCCGGCGCCTTGCACAAAACTTTGTAGGATGGGATCGTATATATGACCTTTTCTTTGGTATCTGTATTCACTGTCTATGGATACTATGTTATTGACCGGCAATCCAGCAAGTTGTTGTGTCAGAACCGGCAAGGTTATCTCATACCCTGATCCTGCAGGATCCACACGGTATTTTAGTATGTTTTCAAACAGTGCTTTGACATCCGGCGGTGCTTGATCAAATATGCTCAGTGGTGGCTCTGGTGGCAGCGGAGGTGGTTCTGGTAATGGAGACAGCACCGAAGGTGGTTCTATCCAGTTATCATCCGGTAATTCTTGCTCAGTCATTCTATATCACGCTGTTGACAATATTCAGTGAGTATGCGTTCCCGGTGCCACTCGTTGCCTTGTGGTGTGTCAGCAAACTCCTGAAAGCATGGCGTACCAAGTGTGTAGTGCAGTAACTTGGCGTCGGCATTTGGCCCATATTCATCGGGCAACCAGTTCCATTCAGGAGGTAGAGTACCTATGCGATCATCGTCTATCCACGAGAAGCGGTGGAGCTCACTGCCGGTGCTGTGTTGGACGAATTCGGGAGTAAGTCGCCGGTTAGGAAAGCTATTACAATTCCACAGAATAACACTACTCCAATTTTTTCGAGGATAGTCTTCATTTCGTGCTCCTAGATATTTTACAGGCATACAAGTTTTGTAGTCATGCTTGACCACTTGCACATCTTTGTACACATCTCGCAAGTTCCAGAGTTCTGCAATGTCTCCACGCACAATCATGTCACCATCTATAAAGATAGCATGACCAGTGTACTCCATCAGGTGCGGCACAAGAAAACGTGTGTAGATAAAATGATTTGATCCGTCTGTGTGTGTTTCTGCGTAGTCTCGAAACAGGTTCAAAGCCACGGGCACAATAGCCACAGGTTGCGAACTGTTGCGTATGATACTGTTTACGCAAGTGTGATACGCAACAGCTTCTCTAGGGTCGTAGCCCACGAATACAGGAATTGGCTTCATTGACGTTCAATGTCCTCTTCTACACAATTGTCGCCATACTGAATCTCAATCAGTTTTAGTGGCTGATCAGTTTCGTTGCACAACTGATGCCATTCACGGCATTCAATAAAGGTGTGTTCATGTACATCTAGATAGCACTTGACATCACGATCTGTGCTGGTCTCTTCCAGCGTGTACACTGTGGCTGTGCCTTGGGCCACAAACCAAAACTCTTGTCGTAGATCATGGCGTTGCATGCTCAAACAGGTCTTGGGCATGACAGTGAGTTCTTTGAGTTTGGTGTTGACACCTACTTCGTGCAGCACACGATAGTATCCCCAGGCTCGGTCAGTTTTGGGTGCTTTCCACTCTTGCAATATCCAGCTGCTAGAGTTCTTTTTATCTTGGCCACCAACACCAAATTTGAAGATCACATCTTGCACTGCCATTTCAGGAATGTTGACTGCTGTACGATCGCCGCCGTTGGCAAAGACGATTTCATGATTGGGATGCAGTTGTTTTACTGCTTCAATTGCAGCACAACTTGATCCGTCAGCATCATCAAATTCGATTACTCGGTCAACCACATGCATGGCTGCCACAACAGCAGCACGTTCAGACCAAGGCATGAATGCTGACCCTTTTTTGCGCTGCAACCAAGCATCACTGTTGAGGCCAACATACAGTTTGTCGCCTAGTTCTCTAGCCGCGGTAAAATAAGCAATGTGTCCAGAATGCACAGGGTCAAAACCCCCAGTTACTAATACAATTTTCATACTGGTATTTACAGTGACCAAATGTCAGACTGAAATATCTTCCATGCCAGCAGTTCTGAGTTTCACAATGTGTCCCATTTGCCACTGTTTGGTTTCAAGACCCTTCATGATACCCAGCCAACGATTGCGTAACAGGGCCACTTCGTTGATGATGGTTTCATAGTCAATGACTTCGTCCTCACCATCCACATACTTTTCAGCGTCTCTGCTGGTCAACGCTCTGGGATAATTTTCCAGGTATTTCTGAAAATGTTTTCTGCGTATCTTACGCAGCTGGATATTGAGATAGTTTAACACTGCCTCAATTTCCTGCAACTGATAAAATCGCTGTTCAGTTGTGCCTGGTAGCTCTTTGAGATTGCGCTCTACTATTCCAGCAATAACACAATCTCGTTTGGCCGAAATCATTTCTGATTCGTAATGAGTTATAAAGTCAGGTATGAGTGATAAGTCTGCAACTACCCGATTATACCACATTTAATTTTCCCACTTGTCGTCTTCGGATTCGTCAGTGTCTTCGTCTTCGTCCTCATCTTCATAACTTTTATCGTTGTCAAGATAGGCTGTGAGCGCACGTTTGATATCACTGTCGCCCTTGAAGGCATCTTTGATATCATCCACAGTGCAGTCATTGTCGATGAGAATGCTTAATACAGTTTCTGCTGCTTCAGCTCGGTCCACAGTGTTAACATAACGTTTGAGTTCTCCCCAAATTTCGCTGGCTACTGATTCGATCATTGGTTTTCCTCCTGTTCAATGTCAGGTGTACTTACCTCGCTCTTTTGATTGGCAAAGTCTTTCATAACAACATCCAGACAACCATCAGTGTTGGCTTCCCAGGCCTTGCGGAACTTCTTGATAATTTCACCGTCGCTGGTGGTAAACACCAAGCTATTGCCTTCACGCTTGAGCAGACCTTTTTTCTCAATGAGATCAGTAAGGCCTGAATACGGACTCATGCCTGTTGTGTAAGGAATCTTGACCTGCACACCTTCAAACGGCTTGGCATATCGTGTTTTCATGATCTTGCAAGCAGCACGAATACCGTTTACTTCGCTCACTTTGTTGCCTTCTTCGTCTTCTTTGAGCTTGAGCTTTTTCATAGCAACCACGATAGAACTTGCGTAAATGAAACCTTGTCCTCCGGAGATCTTGTCATCGGGATCAAACATGTCTTGACTAGCGTAGGTGTGGTTGGTACAAACCATGCCAACGTTGTAGCTTCCAAACATGTTCACACAGTTTCGAACCAAGCTGGTAAGTGCTTTGGGTTTACGACCCAGATCACCCTTCATTTCACCTGCTTCAAACTGATTCACATCAGTGGGTGTCAACAACATGCCCAAGCTGTCAATCACAAACATTACCTTGGGTCGTTCACCATCAGGCAAGGCCTTGTAGTCACTCATGAATGTAGCAATGGTCTTGGCCACGTCGTCAATCATGGCCATGCTTAGTTTGAGCAATTTGCTTTCTGAGGTGTCCACACCCAAGGCCTGCAACCAAGCTTCGTCCAGCGCATTCTCACTGTCGACTAACACCACAAAGATACCTTGTTCTTGTGCGTTCTTCACAATGTTTCCTGAACAAATGTAGCTTTTGCCTGCGCCCGAGTCTCCAGCAAACACGGTAACCTTGCCCAGTGGAATACCACGGTTGAAGTCACCTGAGATCAGATAGTTCAAGGCATAGTTGCCTGTGCCAACCCAGTCAGTTGGATCGTTGAATCCAATGCTAAGACCGTCGATGCTTTTGGTGATTTCCTTGCGGAACTTGCTTATGTCAAATGGTTTTCCCATACTGCTTCCTATATAATATGTTTAAGTATAAATGATTTGTGTCTGTGTTGCAACCAACACTATCCCAATTTAAATTACCTGGGTGCTGATTGTTATCAACACACCACTTGGCAATTGCTAATGCCTGTTCCCATGGCTCCAGATTGTATACCGATGGAGAAGTTATTGCTATTTTGATTTGATCTAGCCAATCAAAGTATTCCTGATTAATCAAACGCATCCTGTTGTAAAACTGCTGACTACGATTGTGATCCCAGGACCAATTCATTACAGACGTGCAGACATCTATTAGACTTGTTAAATTTCCCTGAACATAATCGCCTAGGAGAATTACCTTAGAATGAGGTGTAGTTTTATCAAGCGTGGCAAACATATCGTAATATGTAGTTGCTAACCATTCAACCAACTGCTGTTCAGTCTGAGGAACAGATATATCCGGCATATACAATGCTTGATTGATCTCTTGTTGTATTTCAACAGGAAGATTTATTATATCACCTATATTGTTACATTCTGGCCAGGTTGGATCTTTAACAGCAATATAAAACTGATTCCATAGTTGTTGTTGTTCTTTTTCAACGTCTACATAGAATGGAAAAAACGTAGACATGTTGTTTAACATCGGTGTAGTTTTATACCATTTTGAATACGACATTTTGATTCTTAGTATTTCCCACCAATCTTGACAAACTACTTGTGCCACACAGGTCAAAGAACTATCAGGATATTCAATCAAATGATGTGCAATCAAGTTAGTCCTGTTAATTTTTTCAATGGCATGTGCATCACCTTTGTTGCTAAAAAAATTGTCTAAATCTAACTCAATTTGTCCACATGAAAAAAGAGCATGGGCTAATATTGTATTGCCCATGCTTCCGTTCCTGTAATCAATACAGTATGTTTCCAATTACTTGGCCTGTCGTGCTCGAATCATTGCAAGGATGTCTTCGGCCTTTTGGTTGCCGCCTGCTGGCTTAGTGACCAAAGACGCTGCTGCTTCTGCTGCGTCATCTTCCCAGGCAGGACTAGATGCAGCAGGTTTTGTCACAGGTGCAGTGCGAACCACAGGTGTTGCTTCTGCATCGTCATGACTGGCAGCGGCGCCACCACCTGGTGCGTTGATACCAGCAGGACGGAAATACTGACCCCAACGCTCTGTGTCGTAGGGCTGACCATCTACACTGGCTTCGAACATTTCCTTGATTACCTTGAGCTCAACATCACCTGGCTTCTTGGGCAAGAATGTGCTCAAATCAAACAAGCCATGTGCGTCAATTGCTGCTTGCTCAGTTTCAGTCAGCGCCGATTCCTTGCGAGCCCACTTGCTGGTGTTGTAGTCTGCATAACCACCCTTTTGAGTCTTGGTAATACGGAAGTCCAAGCCACGCAAGGTGTCAGTTGGCAATTCTTCCAGTTCTGGATCCATCAAGGCACCCTTGATCAGGGTAAACAACTGTGGGCCAATGATGAACTTACGGATTGGATTGTCCGGAGTTTTGTCGTCACCAATGGGGTTTTCACGCACAAAACCCTGCATGATGTAGCTGCGTTTTTTCCAGTACTTGCGACCCATGTCTTCCAGACTCTTGTCCTTGAACCAGGTGCGTACTTCTGCCAAGATTGGGCAAGCATCGCCCCACATCTCAACACATGGTACCTGTACCATGACTTGTTTTGAATCCATCTCACCTTTGACGCCATTGAATGGCAGGCGAATCATGGCTCGCTCTGCCCAAAAGAATGTGTTTTTGTTGTTGCCGTCGGGCAGGAAGCGTAGTGTGGCCGATTGGCCTTCTTCCATGTTCCAGTGCGGATAAATTGACTTGTCGCCACCGCCTGTGTTGTTAGAACCTTTGTTCTCTGATGCCTGTAACCGGGCACGGATTTCTGCTAAGGATGCCATATTGTGTTGCCTTTCATGTGCGTTAATATGATTAAAAAATTTAAGACTTGCTTAAATGTTGCCTACAAGGTTATTTTAACACAGCCTGTCTGTGCTTCCTACCTTTACGGTAGAGAATTTTGCCTATCTAGTTGTTTACGGAAGGGCATGCCACTACATGCCTTTCTTTGTTTTATTTATGTTACTTGATCAAAGCTAGAGATTTTAGTCTTACCAAGGGATCCTGTTTGCCTTCGCCCACAACAGGAGCCATGCCGCCCGCCACAGTGCCCATTTCGTACATGCCGCATTCCATGAGTCCGTGTTCGGGGCAGTATTCGCCTTCTGTGGTCATGTTGCAACTGCCTTCAAGTATGCCCAGGCCTACTCCTATTGTGCCGGCACCTGCTACTTGATTAGTAAATCTTTCTGAATCCATGGGATCAATCTCTTCGTTGGCAGTTGGCGCAGCAAATCCGCTCATGACTTCGAATGTGGAGATTGGATCCGCTTCGGGCATGATCATGCCTGAGTTGCTTTCATTGACACCACGGTCTTGTGCAAAACGGTCTGCAACCCATTCATAGGGGTCACCATCACGGGCCTTTTTTGTACCATATGGCATGTCATCAAAGTAGTAATCATACAATGCATGGAACAAGTCATCACTCATTTCGCCTGATGTTTCAAAATCACGCACTTCTTTGCCAAAGCGATCACAAATGTGATCCAGTGTGCTACCATTACTATCTGTTAGTACACCTTCTATGACTGGAACTCCAGCATACTTCAGCATGGTGTTGAGTTCTGCTACCTCTTGCTCTTTAACAAGGCCCTTATCCTTCAACGCTTTCAAATTAGCGACATCCTGTCCTACTCCCATTGAGGAGTTTTTTGATAGTGTACTACCTGTGCGATTTTGTCTAGCAACTTGTAGTTTATCTCTATGTGCCGAAGCCGCATCACTAGCTGCCTGCATTCCGTCAGCATCACCTTTACGCTGTGCCTTACCAAATTTACTCCATTGTCTACCAGTTTGATAGTCATGGTATTTTTCTTTAGCGTAATCTAGAACACCTTCCTCCACAGGTTGCTGGGGTAATGGTGCAGCGGCAGGATCAACTGGTGCTGCATCGCCCTCAGCACCAGCAGGTGCTTGTGTTTCTGTTTCAATGCCTAGTTCACGTATACGATCCATTACTTCAGTATCATTCCA